TAATCGCCCTTCATATATATTATATATTATTTCGAAGAAAGTTTGAAATCTTTTTCAAGCTTTTGAAGTATTGATTTTATTGCTATTTTTCTCTTTAAAAATATGTAATCTAGTATCTGTTTACATTTTTGGCATATTTCTTTCTTATCAGCACTTATCTTTTTAGATGCTGCAAATGAAGCTAAGTTGTTATATTTATTAGCATCCTCTTCACTAACCATAATTAGTATTGTTAGTTTTCCGTCTTTAATTGGAGCATCACATAAATCACAAATTAAGCCCATAATTTACCTCCCAACACATTTCTTAAGAAAGTTTACAAACTTTGATTCATTTTTTATTACCTGTCCACAAGTGCATTTAGTATCATTATTAGTATTTAAAATTATTTTTCTTTTACATTTTGGGCATTTTCGGACCAAATGTCGCATAAATCAACCTCCATTCCTTCATAACAATTTATAATTTCTTCTATATCAATTTCCTCATTTATATCAGATGAAAAATAAGTATATTTTTTAGGATTCTGCCCCTTATCTGAGCAACAACTCAAAGTCAATAACACTACTATAACTGGAAATAATCTCATTCTATCCTGCCCTCCCATATTTTTTCAAAATGTTTGAAGATAAAAAAATGTGCTGGCATTATCTTATCAGCTGGAGTATTACCTAAAGTTTTTGGCAACTCTACCCGAATAGCTGTAATACAATGCTCAGAACAAAAGTATAACCTATTGTTTTGTCTTATCCAACTAATAGCAAATGCTAATATCCCTCTTTTATCATAAGCTAAGTTATTCAATCTAGCCGAAGCATAAGCAACATGCCGTCTTATCTCATCAGTATATTCCTTATGTTTTAACACTGTTACATATCTTCCTTTATGGTCTTTTGTTAAATCTATCCATCTAGATTTAGGAGGAGCTACATTAATGCTTTGATACCCAACTATATTATTCCCTTCTCTGATTCTCCCACCACAGATTTCAGCATGAGTATATTGAGCATGCTTATCAATAAAACCCAATTGTTTTTGTTTAGCAACTATTCTATTACTAAACCATCCTTTTAACCAATGAGTCTCTTCATGTTTGTAAAGGATAATATAACCCTGTTTAAATATATCTTCAAATTTCTTTAAATTCATTTGTTTAATTCCTCTTTCAATTTAGCCTCTACTGCTTTCTCAGCTGCAGTTATTACCAATTTCTGTATCTGTTCATTACTAAGAATTTTACCTAACAATCCTGTTAATTTTTCAATTATTTTTAATTCCATTTTATTCACCCCCCATATTTAATTCTTCACTAAATATTTTAAACATTATCTCAAAAGATTTTGAATGATTTTTCACCCATTCTTTTGCCTCTGTCATCGTCCATTTATCCTTATCAAAAAGATAAGTAACTACTACTTTACAATTTACACAATATAATCCTTTTATTCCTTTTTCTGCTGAAATAGTAATTGTTCTTATTTTATGTCCAGAATGTTTACCACTCTCTTTTGAAACTGGAACTCGATGATAATTTTGTGTAGTCTCTGGCATTAATTACCTCCTATACTTTGTCATCAGCAAAAACTTTATCACATCTACAATCTACATGCAAAGGAACTTGAGGAGCTTTATCTATTTCAAATATAGCCCCATCTAAATCAAGACAATCTGAGCATACCCTACTATCCCCTGCAGTTATCCATTCAACATATTGGACATTATGTCTTCTATAAATATCCATTCTCCCCTCAGTTATTGCTCTTGATGACTCTGTTCTTGCTACCATTTCTGCATACCTATTAACTGGTATTTTATACTTATAAGCTTTTCTTACAACTTTTCCATCTTTAATCTTAGCAGGAACCTTTACCAATTTGGGTTTATTCTTTACTTCTCTAATTCTTCTTGCAATATCATAGGGATGTAAACCTTCAGCAACACCTGCAGAAATTATACCTTTAATATGAACTCCTAAATCGTCTGTTATATATTGTAAAGTTCCAAATAATTTTTCTCTAAATGCAATTGTTTCCCTGTAATTTTGCCAAGAAACTTCTTCAGGTGGTATTCCTAAATCAGATGCACCCCTCTCTACTCCTTGGCCGTAAGCAACTCCTATTGAATGCCAAAATCTAGGATGATTCTGTTTAGCTAATAATATTAATTCCTGGTCAAATATTCTTTCATATAAAATATAATCAGCTTCACTAAATTGTTTAACAATATTTTCTGGATTAACATATTTATATTCTTCATAAATTAATATTTCTATTGCTCTTTCTACAACTAATCTAATATATCCACCTAAAAATCTAATAGTTTCATTAATAGTTTCAGAATCATTTACTAATCTGTCTTTCTGTTTACAAATTAGTCTTCTAAACCAATCTCTATGATTTGGGTATAATAATCTATCTCTAAAATTATCTAAATTAATATCTAGTTTTATTAATCCAACCAATCTTTTTTTACTAAGATTCTTTAATTTTACCATTACCATTTTCCTTTTTAATGAACTCTTTCAGATTCTCTATTTTAATATCGAAATGTTCTTTTGTATCTTCAATCTTTTCACTTACAAATGTTTTAAAATCATTAAATCTTCTATCAGTTACTGCATGGATATTTTTGCACTCATCTCTATTAACCTTAGATGTTAATCTTCCATTAGTTAATTTATACATCCCAAAACAAAATGTCAAAATACCAATACCTGTAAGTCCATTAACTAAGGCTAAATTAGTCATTTGTATCAACTCCTTCATTTTTTATTTTATCTTTTGATTCTTGATTTCTATTTTTTTCTTCTTCAGTTAAATCCTTAACAGGTTCATTCGGCTCATTAAAAAGTTCATCAACTTTCTCTCTTATTTGGTCAAGATAAGTGATTGTTTCAGTTGAATCACCATGTTCAACATTTATATTAGTTCCATCATTTCCTCTAGTATAAATTAACTCATCTCCTCCTTCATCTAAATCTGGTAAACCAAGTATTCTTCTTGCTTCATTTACTTTAATAACGCCATTAAGTTTAGCCATCTTCTCTGTAATTGAAGCCATTGTATCAATGTCTACATTTTCTTTTGGTTCCTCATAAGTTATTATTACATCATCAAAACCAAATCCTTTCCTAACTAACACATCTGTTAAATTATAAGTTTCTAATTTTAAAAGAGGTAATACAGCATCTGATTTAAACTGTTCTCTTTGTTCTTTTGAATTTAATTTACCTGTAGTTGAATCAACAACACCAAGAACTATTGGCTGCATTCCATAAACTGTCATTATTTTTTGAAGTGTCCATTTTTGATAATCAAGAAATTGCATTTCTTGGTATGATTCTGAAATTTTAGTAAACTTAACATTGTCACTAGAACTAATTAATAAACCAACGCCCTTCTTTCTAGCTTGAGCTTTCCAATACATCACCGTGCCCTTCAGTTTCTTTTCGCTTAATCCTGTTATTGAAAGAACTCCATTTATCATTCCATCATTTTCTAATCTACGTCTGTTTAATGCTTCAGCTTCATTATCAGCCAATACAGTATTGTAAATAGATTCAATAGGAGATAAGCCATAAACTTTACCCGCAACAGGATTAGCTACAAAATAAATTAATTCTTTAATACCAAAAGAACTTACTATTTTATTATTTTTATCTAAGAGTTTATAAGCTTCATCATCGGACTTAAAATTTCCATGTTTATCAACATTTAATTTAACACGAGAACCTGCTAAATCATACAACTCTCTTGGTTCTCTTGAAGTATCATCGTTAGATTCTTCTTGTTTGATTATTTGCCTTAACTTTTTAATCTCATCTCTAATTCTATTTATTCTTTTATCTAAATCAGTTGTATCTTTATTCTCAAATTTATCATTTATCTTTTCATCAAGAAGCTTTCTTAATTCTTTAATATTCTTATCTAATTTTCTTTTAGCTTTTTCCCCCTCAGTTCTAGAATATACTATTTCCAAAGCACCAGCATCATAAATTAAAATATCTCTTAAATATTTTCTTCTAATAGAATCGTAAGACTCAATTTTATCATTTGGATTACTTAATAATTTTCTTACCTTATTAATTCTCTCTTGTAATTCCTCATCTTCTTCATCTTCAACATGTGAAGCAACAGTTACTTTCAATTTATATTTAGCTACTTCTTTGATTATCTTATCAACACAAGCCCTAACCCAACAATTGTTCCAATAACAATCCCATAATTTTGAATTTTTTATCCCAGCTAATTCAAAATCTCTTTGTAAATAGTTTTCACCAAAACCAATATACTGCAAATCAGCTTCATCAACAGTCCCTCTAGAAGATTTTGTCATTTTACTTTCTTTAGAATTTCTTCTTTTCAGCTTCTTCTCCTCTATTAAAGGAATTATTGTTGACTTTTTTGGTTCAATTTTCTTCTTCTTAAATGGCCACATTATCTTAACTCCTCTTTTATTATTTTTTTAGTTTCTTCTTTTCGTTTCATTCTATTCTTTTTCTTTTTATTCGGTGTTATTCTGGTTATGGGATTAATTATCCAAAACTTTCTATTCTTTTTATATAACTTCAGTAAACTCATTTATACCCCCATAACATCAGCGTATTCTTTTTCTGTTTTTTCCATTATATTTTTCACTATTCCAGCTACAGCATCAGAAACATCCTTGGAACCTTTATCTGTTCCCTCTTCTAAGCTTCTTTTATTTGATATATCAGGATGGTCTACTTTTCTATTCTCTCTTATTAATTCTTCCAGTTCCCTTAGAAATACACAATATCCATAATAATCAATTCTATTTGTATAAATTAACTCTTTTAAAGTCTGATAAGCAGAATCATCTCTATCAACTGAAATTAATTTACAATCAATTTGTTTTTTACTTACTTGCTGTATAAAATCTTTCGATTGGTAACCATCTAAAGAAACACCACGTATATAAAAACCTTCTTCAATTAATGTATATATAAATTGTCTTATTCTATCAAAATCAACTTCTCCGACCTTTGATTTTAACTGCATCATTAAGTCTATATAAACATGTATTTGTGATTCATCTTCTTCATCATATATTTTTATTGGATGTCCCATAGCAAACCCAACACAATCAGCTCCTTCTTGTCCTGTAGCTAAATCTATGTGAATAAAATATTCTGAATCGTTGTGTAAACGAATTAATCTTAACAATTCTTTCTTTTCTTCTTTCGTTTTTTGTTTATCTTTTAATTTATATATTCTTTCTATTATGTTTGGTCTAAACCAATTTTCAAACTCAAGTTCGTTCAAGTCATCTATATTTATTATTTTTTTGTTTGTATAAGGAAATTCTCTTTCTAAATTTATATTTTCTCTTATCTTGTGTTTTTGAGCAAAGAAAGCATTACCCATACCAGGCATTAAAATATTCTCAAATCTTTTAGCTGCCTCTTCTGGATTCTTATTATAAGCTTTATTATAATCTTCTCTCTTCTTATCGGGTCTAACTTCCCAAGTGCATTTCTTACTTCTAAATACATCATCTTCTTGCTTAGATTGTTTCCATCTATAATTCATAAAATCATTTTCGTCCCTTAAATATGAAATTAATATAATTCTAAAAGGAGCTCCCTCTGTAGAACCCCATCTAGATTCTGCTGTAAAAAATAAGTTATCATAAAATTCTTTTGCTTTGTGTGGTTTAAAAGTAGCTACCTCATCAAAAACAGCCATTAACATATTTTTACCTTCAGCAGAATCCTTTTCTGAATTTA